AAATTTACCGACATAATCATAAGGTTCAATTAACCGAGGCCAACGAACGGATAACCAATCGTTTAGATGGGTTTATTTTGGGAACGCATGCGAAAATGTCGAACTATGTTGCGAGGCTCACGCAAGTTGTGGCAATAATGCAAAACCCAACAAACCCGGTGATCACAAAAGACATTGTAATCGTTGCCAATAGGTTGTATAAATACTACACCGAAACAACAATTCGGTTAATCAGTAAATTATTCGAAAACGCGGAAACGGGTTTATCAACGGAATTGAACAATTTGTACATGGCGTTGCCGGATGAATTCACCAAAAAAGATGCCGTTGAAACGTGCAAGCGTATCAATTTGCCGCCCAGGCGTTTTGAAACATCCATCCGGAGCAAGGAATTTGCATCATTGTTCAATCGTTTGGGGCATGGGAAATATAGCAAAAAGTAATTTGTTTAATATAAAAATACACGTTCAAATACACCAATATACACCTCAATGTGTATTTGAAACCCGCGCCCACAAAGGATATACACCATATACACTGTATTTCTATAAGATATATAATTTATATCTATCTATATAAATATAGAGATAGAGAAAGAGAGAGAGAAAGTTGGTGTGTGTTTTTGGTGTTTTTCGTGTATATCCGCGCCGGGCCTATGTTTCAAGCGATGTGCATTGGTTTTTGTGTAGTGTATTTGGTGTATTTGGATTTGGAATAAAAAAAGAATTAATTTTATCAAGTGAACGCAAAACAAATTATTGAGCAATTATACCGATCGGATGATCTACGGGAATGCCTTTCACGCATTCAACCGCCGGATATTCGCGATGATGTCAAGCAACATGTGTTCACTGAATTATTATTGAAACCGGAAACGGACATCCTTGATTTGTACCAAAGGGGCAAATTCGTTGCATACGTGGCCAAAATGCTTGTGAATATGGTTAGGTGGGAACGAAGTTCATTCCGCAAATTACAAGGCCGGGAAACGGCATTAGAATCGTTTTCCGATATAGCCGATGAACAACCGGTTGAAATCATTGTTGTACCTTTACAAAAACTTTATTGGTATGATGCGAAAATGTTGGAACTTTACGCGGAGCATGGAAGTTACCGAAAGGTGGAGGCAATCACCGGGATTGAATTTTCGGGGATATGCAAAACGATAAAAAAAGCACGAATCGAAATAAAAAAACACATGGATTTATAAAACTAAAATTATGGACGTATTATCACAAACATTTCTCTACGATCGCATTTTAGCCGGCGTGGATGTTCACCCATCACAACCCGAATTGATTGAATTCGAACGCCTTTCGAAATTGATTGATCCACAATCCGAATTTTCATTCCGCGGATGTCAACCATGCGTGAATGAATTGGTTCGGTTCGTATTTGAAAACAAAAACAAATTAGATGGCAAAGCCAAAAAAACAAGCGGAACAAAAGCCGATCAAGTCAACGAGGGGGAATAAAAAATACATTGATTCGCCCGAAATCATGTGGGAGTTGTTTGAGGAATATCAAGCAAAGGTGAAATCAAATCCGTTCATGGTTCGTGATTGGGTTGGCGGTATGGCAATGCAAGTGGAACGCCCAAAGGAAAAACCATTGACCTATGAAGGGTTTTCAAACTATGTTTTTTCAAAGGGAATCCTAAAAGATACGGATGATTATTTCGGGAATACGGGCGGCGCATACGAACAATTTTCGGATGTCTGTTCGCGTATAAAGCGCGTCATTCGTGAGGATCAGATCGCCGGGGGCATGGCCGGGATGTACAATCCATCAATTACGCAACGATTGAACAACCTGGTTGAAAAAACCCAAACCGATTTGAAGATCGAACAACCTTTGTTCCCGGAAAACTAATTGAATGCCATTCGTTCGAACAACCGCGATCAATAAGATTTTGAAGATGAAGCGATTCGTTCGCGGAATCCAGGGCGGAACATCGGCCGGGAAAACATACGCGATCATTCCGATCCTGGTTGACATTGCGGCGAAAAACCCATTCAGCGAAATATCAATCGTTGCCGAATCCATCCCGCATTTGAAACGGGGGGCAATGAAGGATTTTAAAAAAATAATGTTCGAAACGGGCCGATGGTTCGATGATCGGTGGAACGCAACGGATTTCAAATATAATTTCGCCAACGGATCGCAAATCGAATTTTTCAGCGCTGACAACGACGCCAAATTACGGGGCGCCAGGCGTGATTGGTTGTACATGAACGAATGTAACAACATGTCGTTTCATTCATACACCGAATTGGCGTCCAGGACGAAACAAGGCGTTTTCCTGGATTGGAATCCAACGAATCCATTTTGGTTCCATGACGAATTAATCAACGATCCCGACGTTGATTTTCTTATAATCAATTACACCGACAACGAAGCATGCCCGGAATCGGCGTTGAACTTTATTCTGAAGGCAAAGGAAAAGGCGGACGCCGGTTCCGCGTTTTGGGGCAATTGGTTCCGGGTTTATGGATTGGGTGAAATTGGGTCATTGGATGGGGTTGTTTTCCAAAATTGGCAACAATGTGAACGCATCCCGGGCGAATCCGAATTCATCGCGTATGGCCTTGATTGGGGATTCACAAACGATCCAACGGCATTGGTCGAAGTTTACCGATACGATGGTAAAATATACATCAACGAATTATTGTATCAAACCAAATTAACCAATTCGGAAATTGTGAACCATTTGAAACAATTGGGGGTTAATTCATCCCGTTGCATTGTTGCGGATTCGGCGGAACCGAAATCCATTGCGGAATTGACAAACGCCGGGTTTTATGTCGAAGCCGCACGAAAGGGGCCGGATTCAATAAAAGCGTCAATCGACCGGCTCCAGGGTTATGATTTAAGGGTTACAAAGAATTCATTGAACTTGATCAAGGAATTGCGCCAATACCGATGGGCAAAGGATCGGGAAGGGCGTTCATTGAATGCGCCGGAAGATATCCTAAACCATGCCATTGATGCCGTTCGATATGTTGGCTTGAATAAATTATCCCAATTCGAAGCAATCGGCGAATATTCGTTCGCGGATGATGATGATTTTTGATGTTGTGTTTAGTTAGTTTTGGCCGGCCCGGGTTTTGACCTGGGCCTTTTTTATGGGTAAAAAAAATATTTTCAAATTATTTGGATAATTAAACAATAATGTTTTATATTTGTGGAACAAAACACAATTAAACACATCCACCATGACAAAGCAAACTTTAACAACCAGGTTGATCACGAATTATGACATCATCGTTTCCGTTACATTGGTCAACAGAACCGAAAAAACCGCGTTCATTATGATTCAGCGTGGCGAAATCGTTCGTTGCAAAATCCGCAAATCATACGATGGCCGCGAATATGTGATGCCATACGGAACATATTCAATGGCTCCGATGTTTAATCTGAATTAATATCAACCCGGCAAAACGCCGGGTTTTTTTATGCCGCAACAAACCGTTGGAAATTGCCACATAATAACATGAAGTTGCGCGAATATCAACGCCTTTCCGCGTTTTGGAATGATGGGGATGATAATATTTCCCAAGTGGCGTGGATTATCATGGACGTTTACGGCCTTACATACGATGAAGTAAACAACATGGAACCAAAACGTTTTTTAAAATATTCGAAGCGTATCGGTAAGCAATTTAGCAACATCGATAAAAAGCCGTTTTATTCATGGTTCCGATTCGAAACGGATGCATCCAAAATAACATTGGGGCAATTTATCGAATGTCAACATTTCATGAAGGCCGGCCAAGTTGATGCCATGCACTTGATAGGCGCATCCATTTGGAAAGATAAACGGGATCACAAATTGAAATCGGAACTATTGTTAAATACAAATATTCGCCATGTATTACAAGACATTACGCGTTTTTTTCTTTCGTTTGCTGACCTGGTTAATTCATACAAAGGCTTATTTGAAAAGGAAGAAAGCGAAGATGAAGGGGATGAATTAGCCAAACCCGAAAAGCCACACCCGTTCGTGGATCAATACGGATGGTTTTTTTCGGCTAAACAAGTGGCGGA